GTCACAGGCGCGAAACGCAAGGAACTGGTGCAGGTCATTTCCGAGACCACAGGAATCAAGGCGGAATACAAATTCATGCCGACCTGCAATTTTGAAATCGGAGATCTGACCGTCACCAAGAACGGCACACTTGAATGGGATGAGCGCACTGCACCGGAAACCATCAGCCGGATCACCGAAGCACTCACAGAGGCAGGCTTCACACAGGAACCCGATGCAACGGCGGAACCCGAAATCGAGGAAGAACCTGCAGACGCAGAAGAAAGCACGACAGAGTCCGAAGAAACCGGTCTTACGGTTGAGATTCCGTCAGACAAGGCAGCGGTCGGAAACCTGACGAACATCCTCGAAGCCAAAGGCAGCCTCATTAAAAAGGCGCTCGGCGTGGACGACCTGCGATTCGAGATCAAGGACGACCGCATCGCCTTCCCTTGGTTCAAGGAACTGCCGGAACCGGACGAGGCAAAAGCCTACACTGAGTTCATTTCCCTGCTCTGCAAGCTCTCGAAGGAACTCAAGCGCACCAGCAGCAAAGAGACGCCGGTCACAAACGAAAAATACGCCTTCCGCTGCTTCCTGCTCCGCCTCGGATTCATCGGCTCCGAGTACAAGGGAAGCCGCAAGATCCTTCTGCGGAACCTCTCCGGAAATTCCAGCTGGAAGAATGGCGCGCCGGAAAAGGACTCGGATGAGGAGGTGCAGGCATGAGGATGATCAGACCGGAGCAGCTTGAACTGCTCCGCAGAACCTACCCGAACGGCACCCGCGTCGAGCTCGTGCGGATGGATGATGTGCAGGCCCCGCCCATCGGAACAAAAGGAACCGTCTACGGCATCGACGATACCGGCAGCCTGCTCATCCACTGGGACAACGGCAGCGGCCTGAACGTAATCTACGGCGAAGACATCGTGCGAAAGGTCGGTGAGTGACATGACGGAAACCATCAAGGAACAGATCCTCGAAATCCGCGACACTGGTCTTACGAACATGTTCGACCTGCCCTGCGTGCAGCGGCTCGCGTTTGACCGCGGATACTACGAGCTGGTCCTCTTCATCGAGGAGCACCGTGACGAATACGTCCGCTTCATCATGACCGGGGAATCCTGATTTTCCGGACACAGAAAGTTATCAATTTCTCTTGAAAAATTGACTTGCTATCTGTGCCGGACAGAGTGATATATAGACACACCGGAAGGGAAAACCACAGAGAATCAGGAGGAAACAGACATGAAGTACACAGTTGAAGCCATCGAAAACGCAAAGCCGGGAATGAAATGGGAAGACATCGGATGCCACTGGACGCTCGGACAGGCATATCTTTACAGCAAGGAAGCAGGAAACGACCTGCCGAACTTCGCCGAGGTCATCTGGGACGACGACATCGAAACGATCCTTGCCGACTGCAGGAAGCTCGGCATCAAGGAATTCACGATCAGTTCCACCTTTTCAAGCCTTATCGAAACCATCGCCCGCTTTGAGGAACTCGGCTGCACACTGGACGGGATTGTCAAGATCAAAGAACGCTATACCCACTTTGGTAGCAAGGAGCGCGCACTGATCCCGGCCTTCAAGATGACCATCAAGGAAGCATAACCGATTGACGCAGTTACACAATCCACCCCGCGGGAACTTCCCGGAAGATTGTCACATATATTCCTTGAAATGACTTGCTATTACAGGCGTTCAGAGTGATATATGTACGTACCGAAAGGGAAAACAAAGCGAACGGAGGACAAGACCATGTGGGAAAAAGGAACACTTCTGATCGAAGGAACAAGCGTTAAATACTGGGTAAAGCATTACGAGGAGCCTTCCGAAGAATACGGAATCGACGGAGGACGCATTTCGAAGATGGAGCTTCGGGTAAACGGCAAGGTCACCTTAAACTACGACCGCGGCTGGGACATCGAACCGGAAGATGAAGCAAGCCAGCTCGCTTACGCAGCTCTTCTGAAACAGTACAACTAAGAAACACATGAATTTGAACATTCCGAAAGCAGAGCCGACAAAGGTTCTTGCTCTCGTACTGAAATAGATTTTTTTGCAGATCGCTTCGGCGGTCTTTTCTTTTGCCCTGAAAGGAGGCGGGCGCTCATTGGCCATGCGGAAACTGAAAGATTACAAGACGACGCGTTTCATGGAACCGACCTCCCACTACGACGAGGCGCTCGCGGACTACGCGGTGCTCTTTATCGAGCAGCTCTGCCATACCAAGGGAACCTGGGCGGGAAAACCGTTCGAGCTCATCGACTGGCAGGAGCAGATCGTCCGCGACCTCTTCGGTGTGATCAAAGAAAACGGATACCGTCAGTTCAACACCGCTTATGTGGAAATCCCTAAGAAGCAGGGAAAATCGGAGCTTGCCGCTGCAATCGCACTGCTTCTTACCTGCGGAGATAACGAGGAACGCGCCGAAGTATACGGCTGCGCGGCCGACCGGAATCAGGCCAAGATCGTGTTCGACGTCGCGGTCGACATGGTCCGCTTCTGCCCGGCGCTCTCAAAGCGCGTAAAGATCCTTGAATCGCAGAAGCGGCTCGAATACCTGCCGACGCACAGCTTCTATCAGGTGCTGTCTGCGGATGTCGCGAATAAACACGGATTCAATACCCACGGCGTCATCTTCGATGAGCTGCACACGCAGCCGAACCGGAAACTGTTCGACGTTATGACGAAAGGTTCCGGCGACGCGAGGATGCAGCCGCTGTTCTTCCTCATCACCACCGCCGGAAACGACACGCATTCGATCTGCTACGAGCAGCACGAAAAGGCGCTCGACATCATGAGCGGCAGAAAACATGACCCGACGTTCTACCCGGTCATCTTCGGAGCGGACGAATCCGAGGACTGGACCGACCCGGAAGTCTGGAAGAGAGCGAACCCGAGTCTCGGCATCACGGTCGGAATCGACAAGGTCAAAGCTGCCTGCGAGTCCGCAAAGCAAAACCCCGGTGAAGAGAACGCCTTCCGTCAGCTCCGCCTCAACCAGTGGGTGAAACAGTCCGTGCGCTGGATGCCGATGGACAAGTGGGACGCCTGTGCCTTTCCGGTAAACGAAGACGACCTCGAGGGAAAAGTCTGCTACGGCGGTCTCGACCTGTCCAGCACGACAGACATCACCGCTTTCGTTCTCGTCTTCCCTCCTGAAGATGAAGACGGCAAATATGTAATCCTCCCTTATTTCTGGGTACCGGAGGACACGCTTGACCTCAGAGTCCGGCGCGACCACGTTCCCTACGATCTCTGGGAGAAACAGGGCGTGCTGCAGACCACGGAGGGAAACGTCATCCATTACGGCTATATCGAGAAGTTCATAGAACGATTAGGCGAGCGCTTTAACATCCGCGAGATCGCATTCGACCGCTGGGGAGCCGTCCAGATGGTACAGAACTTAGAGGGCATGGGCTTCACCGTCGTTCCGTTCGGTCAGGGCTTCAAGGACATGAGTCCGCCCACCAAAGAACTGATGAAGCTCGTACTGGAAAAAAGGATCGCCCACGGCGGGCATCCGGTGCTCCGCTGGATGATGGACAACATCTATATCCGAACGGACCCGGCGGGGAACATCAAAGCCGATAAAGAGAAATCCACGGAGAAGATCGACGGCGCGATCGCTGCCATCATGGCTCTTGACCGTGCGATCCGCTGCGGGAACGACAACACCGAGTCGGTTTATGACAGCCGCGGCATCCTGTTCATCTGAATAAAACTTACACGATTTACTATCAGAGCCTCCTTCTCAGGGAGGCTCTTATCAGTTCGGAGGAAATTTTATGAGCATTTTCAAAGGAATCTTCAAAAGCCGTGACAAGCCGAAAGACTCCACCACAGGAAGCAGCTACCGCTTCTTCTTCGGCGGAACCACATCAGGAAAATCCGTGACGGAACGATCCGCCATGCAGATCACGGCGGTCTATTCCTGCGTCCGGATTCTTTCCGAGGCGATCGCGGGACTGCCTCTCCATTTGTACCGCTACACGGCAAACGGCAGCAAAGAAAAGGCGCTCGACCATCCGCTTTATACACTGCTGCACGACGAACCTAACCCGGAAATGACGAGTTTCGTCTTCCGGGAGACCCTCATGACGCACCTGCTTTTGTGGGGCAACGCCTACGCGCAGATCATTCGAAACGGCAAGGGAGAAGTCGTAGCGCTTTATCCGCTGATGCCGAACCGGATGAGGGTCGACCGCGATGAAAACGGCGAGCTTTTCTACGAATACCAGACCTCGCAGGACGAGGCGCACACGATGGAAGGAAGTCTTGTACGGCTTACGCCATACGACGTGCTCCACATTCCGGGGCTCGGCTTCGACGGACTTGTCGGCTACTCGCCGATCGCGATGGCAAAAAACAGCATCGGTATGGCAATCGCCTGTGAGGAATACGGCGCGAAGTTTTTCGCAAACGGCGCGACGCCGGGAGGCATTTTGGAACACCCCGGCGTGGTGAAGGACCCGGAGCGCGTCAGGGAAAGCTGGAATTCCGCTTTCGGCGGCTCTGCCAATTCCAACAAGGTGGCTGTCCTCGAGGAAGGCATGAAATACACGCCGATCTCCATTTCACCGGAACAGGCGCAGTTCCTCGAGACGCGCAAATTCCAGATTGACGAGATCGCAAGGATATTCAGGATTCCGCCGCACATGATCGGCGACCTTGAGAAAAGCTCGTTCAGCAACATCGAACAGCAGTCGCTGGAATTCGTGAAATACACGCTCGACCCGTGGGTCTCCCGCTGGGAACAGTCCATGCGGCGCGCCCTCCTCCGCCCCGAGGAAAAGAAAGAATACTTCTTCAAGTTCAACGTAGACGGCCTTCTCAGAGGCGATTACCAAAGCCGCATGAACGGTTACGCCACCGCACGCCAGAACGGCTGGATGAGCGCAAACGACATCCGCGAGCTTGAGAACCTCGACCGCATCCCGGCGGATGAAGGCGGGGATCTGTACCTCATCAACGGCAACATGACCAAACTCGAGGACGCTGGCATCTTCGCCGCCTCGGCACCTAAGGAAACGGAGGAATCAGGTGAAACACAGGAAGGACAGACAAAAGAATCACGGGAACAATCGGAGTCCGATACCCGGCTCCGGGAAAGGAGGACGCCCTTATGACAAGAAAGTTCTGGAGATGGGTGCGAAACGAAACGCCGGACAGCTTCGGTTCAGACCGTACGCTCTACCTCGACGGGGAAATTTCCGATGAGACCTGGTACGGCGACGAAATCACACCTCAGATCTTCAAGGATGAACTGAATTCCGGAAAAGGCAACATCACGCTCTGGATCAATTCACCGGGCGGCGACGTCTTCGCGGCTGCCCAGATCTACAACATGCTGATGGATTATCCGTACGACGTGACCGTCAAGATTGACGCTCTCGCAGCATCCGCTGCATCCGTCATCGCGATGGCCGGAACGAAGGTCTGCATGAGTCCCGTGGCCATGCTTATGGTCCACAATCCCGCGACCATAGCGATCGGCGACAGCGAGGAAATGCAGAAGGCGATCGACATGCTTTCCGAGGTCAAGGAAAGCATTATGAACGCCTACGAGATCAAGTCCGGCCTTTCAAGAGCCAAGATCTCAAAGCTGATGGACGCCGAAACGTGGATGAACGCGAAAGAAGCAAAGAAGCTCGGATTCGCAGACGAGATCCTGTTTGCGGATGGCACTGAGCCTTCCGGAGACGATGACAAAGAGACTGACGACGGTTCCGAAATCGAGATGCTTTTCTCAAGGAAAGCCGTCACTGACTCGCTTCTTTCAAAGCTCATCCCGAAGCGCGCACCTGTGCAGAAAAATACGAAACCGGCCGTCAAGGCTGCTGACCTTGAGAAGCGGCTCTCGCTTCTCAGCCACTGAATGAAATGGAGGAACTTAAAATGACCAAAATCATGGAACTTATGGAGAAACGCGCAAAGGCGTGGAACGCCGCAAAACAGTTTCTCGATACACACTCCGACAACGGAGGCAACGTATCCGCGGAAGACGCTGCCACTTACGACAAGATGGAAAAAGAAGTCACCGACCTCACCCGCGACATCGAACGCCTGCAG